AGCTGCACGCGGTACACGTGGCTCACTATGCGGGACCTGGCTGATCTGTGCACTTGGTCGGCGATCATCGCCGGCTTGAACATGTGCAGCGGTAGGTCCAACCCTGTCTCCTCCCTCAGCTCCTTGGCCGCGTTCGCGATCAGGGTGAGGCCGGGCTCCAAGTATCCACCGGGCAGTGCGAGTTGCCGGTTGTCCTTTCTCAACACTGTCAAAACTTCTTTGCCGTGCGTGACCACCGCGTCCGTGGCCAGGTGCGGACCGCTGCCCCACCGCGCGGTTGATTCGCATTTGTTGCCGTATGCCAGGGACATTTTCAGACTGAGGTGTGCGTTCTCTTCGGTCACCAGCCGCACGTTGTTGTGCAGGGACAGTCTCAGTAGCAGGTCTATGGAGTTCTTGGACATGGGTTCGCCGTTCAGCTTCTGGCCGAACATCGCCTCCCTGACCATGGTTCCGCTGACGCCGTCGTACCTCCCGGGCTTCGGCACGCTCATCCGCCAGTTCTTCGGCAGCAGGTCGGCCATCCACTGGTCCTTTAGGCCACACACGAACACCACCTCCTGCTTGCCCTTGAACGCGTTCACCTCCAGGGTGATCTGCCGCGCCCATTTGGCGTCGTCGTACGGGTAATCCCGCACCATCCTGCAGGTGACCTTGTCCTTGTGGGGTAGGGCCATCATCTGCAGCTGCACCATACGTAGGCGGTCGTGGGCTGACCACGGTGTGTGCAGGTCCGGGGCGCGGCCCCTCGATCCGATGAACACCATGACCTCGTCGGCCACGTTAGTGGCGTGCTGCAACAGATGGGCATGGCCCATGTGCAGCGGGGCGAAGCGCCCGATCACGACGGCGAGTTTCTTCATAGTATGTAGCACACTTTGTGCGGTACGTTCGGGGTGGACTTATCGATGATCACCTTGAGGATGTCCCAATCCCCACCGCCGAGCCCGGCGCCGATGCGCGGGAAGGCGAGCATGGGTTCGGTCTTGGTGAAGACCCCGTGTTTGTACCAGTCGTCGATGTACGCGAAGCAGGACGCCACGGCGTCGTAGCTGACGGCGCGGTCGCCCAGCAACCCTCCGACGTTGTCGTCGTACTCCATGTTCCCCCTGCCGGTGCCTATGGCAGGCTGGGTCATGGCGTTCACGATCCACTTCTTGCTGGCGATCTTCACCAGCTGTATCGATCCGAGCACGAGCCCGTTGTCGAAGTGCTGTTTGGCGTATTCCTGCTCCACCGCCGGGAACCGCGTGGCGATCTCCTTAGCGATGCCGGAGCCCATGGCTCCCAGGCAGTTGCATCCGTGGACGATTACGCCCTCGGGAATGTCTAAGACGTTGCCCCTGCGCTCGTGTATCGTCATTGGTTGGCCCAGTCGGCCAGCCTGTCCATCAGGAGCCGGTCTCTGTTCACGGCCCCGCGCCACACCCACCGCGCCCCGTCGGCCATGATGGCCGGCACTATGAGCACGAGGAACAGGAATCTTCTGACTTTGTCCATCGTTGTTCTCCACATTAAAAATGGCCCGACCATTGGCCGGGCCATTCTGCTCCACTTCTCTTGCCGGCGAATTACGCGCCGAACAGCTGCTCGGCGATGCCCTTGAGCTGGGTCTCCAGCCGCTTGAGCAGGTCCAGCTCGTCCAAGTTGCTGACGATGCTGTTCACGTCGAGCGGGTAACGGCTCGCGGCGGTGTTCACCGCGTTCTCGCGTCCCTGGATTTCGATGCTCAGCTCGGCGAGCCGCATCTGCAGCTTCGCGCGCTGCTCCTGCGCGCGGGCCGGCGCCATCTGCTTGTCCAGGTCTTCCTTGGACTGCAGGATGGCCTCTTCGTACTTCTTGAGTTTCATTCACTTCTCCTTTTCGAAAGGTTGATTTGGTGCTTCTACAACACAACGCCGCTCAATGCTGCGTCTTGCTGCTCCTTGCGTCCGGGTCGTCCTTCGGATGCATCGCCCCGGGCTGTCTTTCTGTGTAGTACTCCTCGTCCTCCAACGCCGTCACCAGGATGGCACGCATGGTCTGAGGGTACACCTTGTGCTGGTTGTCGCATTTCATGATCGTGCAGGCAGTGATGTCGCCTTCCTTTTGCCTGTCGAGCTTGCTCAGCAGGGTGAGGAGGTTTCGCCGGGTGAGGAAGACGTGTTCCATGTCAATTCCCCTTCACGCACACCACCTGCTTCAGGGTGTGCACGATTTCCACGAGGTCGGCTTGGTTGGCCATGACCTCGTCGATGTCTTTGTAGGCCGACGGCAGTTCGTCGAGCACGCCCTCGTCTTTGCGGCAGACCACGCCCTCGGTCTGTCGCCTCAGGTCTTCCACCGTGAATCGTTCGCGGGCGGCTTTTCGACCATGTTTTCGACCAGCTCCATGAGAGCAGCTGGCGTAGGAAGCGGGGTTCCCTTTCCCACGAACAATAAAGGACCTGGCGCCCATGGAGCCAGGGATGATGCCCAGGTCTCCGAGACGAGCACGGATTGCCCCTTTGCGAGTAACCCATGCGTTATGACCGTAATGATTTTCTTTTTCGACATAGTTGTGATGGCAGTTGATAGCCGTCTCCTCGATGGACACCGTGAGCTTGTGCAGCTCCCTGCACACCTTGTCCAGGGTCTGTACCATCATCGTCTCCCGGTTCAAGCGGGCGTAGTCCTGCGCCCACGACACCGCCTCAACGTAGTCGTCGTGGGTGGTGGTGCCGTCGGGGAGGTACGCCAGGTCTTTGTCCGGCAACGTGACGAAGAACCGCTCCATGAGCTTCTTCGCCTCGGAGATGTAGTGTGTGCCAATTTTATTTCCGATGCCGCGGCTGCCGGAGTGGAGCATGATCCACACCCGCTTCTCTTCGTCCAGGCAGATCTCCACGAAGTGGTTGCCGCCGCCGAGAGTGCCGAGTTGACCCTCCACCCTGTCGAGCTTCATGAGGTGCTCGACCATGACTGCGAGCTTGGTGGACGGAAACTTCGGCATTGTGATCAGGGGCACCTGGTGCTGGCCTCCGGGGCCGGGCTCCACCGCCTTCTCGATGTTGTCGTGCATCCGCTGCAGGGAGTCGGGGAGCTGGTCCGCCCGCACGTTGAGTCGCGCAGCCATCATGCCGCAGCCGATGTCTACCCCCACGGCCGCGGGGATGATGGCTCCCCGAGTCGCGATAACTGAACCCACAGTTGCCCCGATTCCCCAATGCACGTCCGGCATCGCAGCGATTCCGTGAGGATGGATGAAAGGGAGGGACGCGACGTTCTTGAGCTGCTGCATGGCACCGTCGTCGACGTCGTCCGTCCAAAGGTGGATTGGGCGTTTGCCTTCTTCATTGATGACCCTCATTGTCCGAACCTTATGGTTTCTCCCACGTTGCCCCAGAAGCCGCAGTCTTTCCACCTTCTCCCGGGTACCCCGGTTGGTGAACCTGCAGCGGTCTCGAATAGTGTTTCCTCTTTGCTGTTGCAATCTTCGTTTTTGCGGATGTCTATTACTTTTGCGAATACGTCCTTTGATCCTAGAATGGCTTCCGTCACAGGTTCAGATTTTGCAGCCGTTGATTCAACGGCTTTTGCTGCCGGCACTGGTTCGCCGCATCCTGTCAGTAGGAGGCTAAGAACTATGACTAGTTTTTTCATTTTGCACCTTGAAATGTTCCGTCAGCCACACGATGAACATGCCCCATGAACTGTGAACGCCGTCTTTGGCTTTTCCGTCTTCCTGATATTGCACGAACACCCCGCCGTCGGTGGTTCGGCGGGCGTTGATATTCGTGATCACTCGATCCTCCAGCCGCACTCCAATTGCACATACATGTTTTTCAGGTTCCTCTCCAGTTCGTCTTGACTGGGACGGCCGGAGTACCACGAGAACGGGTGCGGTGTGCCGCTCGATAGGGCCAGGCCTAAGTAGCCGATGGTCTCGGAGTTGTATCCGTTCCTCATCGGCACGATGTATGGGATGCCTGGTTTTGTCTTCTGGGCGTACGCACATCCGAATCTGATGGCGTCGCTGGAGACGCTGTGCAAGTTTTGTTTCAGTACCACTTTATTAATGCTTGGTTGCAGATCGTGCTTCTTCATGTACTGCTCCAGCTCCGAGAGCGACATGGGTGCCACGCCCCACCAGCCGAGCAGTCCGTTCGACATGACTTGGATGAGTCCGTATCTCTCGGAGTCCCATGCAGCCTTCACGATCAAACATGGATCGTGCTTCCAGGATTTGTGCACCACAGTGGGGATGGGTGCCTTGAACACGGTGGGAGGAGACGAAGCTCCAGATGAATCCGCCATGTTCTTGTCTTTGTACACCGCAATGCCGCCGTGTCGCTTCTTCAACAGTGGCAATAGTCCCTCTTGCATGACATTCTCCATTAATGGTGGGTGAGGCAGGGATCGAACCTGCACGGGCTAGCCGACCTCGGAGTTACAGTCCGGTGCCCTTCCATCCTGGGCGTCCCACCCCGTTATTCGGCCTTGATTAGGTCCTTGATCTTGACGATGACGAGCCTGGCCCTGCCGGCCTCGCCCTCGGCCGCGTTGGCTCCCTGCGTGGCCTGCTCCGCCTCTTCGCGCTTGGCGATGGCCTCGTCGTGCTTCTCGGCGGCGATCGCGTTTAACTCGTCCACCGCTTTCGTGAAGACGCTCAGCACGTCGTCCACGGTCTTGCTTCCGAACAATTTCATAGCATCCTCACGAAAATGGTGGAAGCGGAGCTGCTTTGGCCGGGCCGAAGCCCCGCTGTACGCCGCTTACCCCGCCCCCGTTGATGGGTTACTTCTTGAGATCCAAGTTCAGGTCTTTGGCCGTTTTGATGGTAAGCAGCTCCATGAACGTGGTCGCCATGTTCGGCGATCCGCCCGCGGCCCCGCCACCCATGTAGGTGCTGGGAACCCATGCGCCCTTGTAATTCTCGATCGCGTGTGCGTACATCTTGTTCACTTCCTTGTACGCGTCCAGTTTCTGCGTCAGCGCGCCGTCGGCATTCATCACCAGCCGCTTGCGCTCCGACTCGCCCTGGCCCAGCAGGATCTCACGTTGCTTCGTGAATTCGGCCGCTTCCTTCTGGAGCTTCGCAACCTCCTTCTGCTGCTCGGCCTCGGTCACCGCCTGTGCCTTAATGGTCTCCTGCTTCCACTTGGCCGCGGCCGCGTTCGACGCGCCCTGGGCTTCGGTGGTGAGCTTCTCCTGCTCGGCCCTGCGGGCGTTGGCCATGGCGATTTGCACCTGCGTCTTCGATTGCTGTTGCTCCTGGATCTGCTTCTCGACCGCCTGCTCGTATTTGATCTCGCTTATCGTCGTCTGCACGAGCTGGATGCCGTACTCGGCTATGGCCGACACCGCGCTGCGCTGCGGAGTGCCGTCCTTGTTCTTCAGCACCTCCACTATGCTGACGGTTCGTTCGGTCTTGGTGATCGGATCCATCTGCCGTTCCTGCCGCGTGCTGGTCTTGTACACGCCGTTCTTCAGCTGGTCTTCGATGAGGGACAACAGCTCGGCCCTTCGCTCGGCCGACGACTCCGTAGACGTCATCATCTGGCCGGAGAAATAGATGGCGTTGGTCAGCGCCTTCGCCACCAGCTGCTGCTCCACCGCGTCCTGCGACCCGAAGTCCTTCTGGATCTGCAGCAGCAGCTCGGGCTTCAGCGGCATCTCCCACGACAGCGCGCCGCACAGCTGGGCGTGGCCGCCTTCGCTGAATCGGATGGTCTGCGGGCCGGAGTCCCCGTTCTTGGAGGCGCCCTTGCACACTTTCGCGTCGTTGTCGAACGAGAACTGACTCCGCCGCTCGTACTTCGTTGTCGTGCCGAACCACGTGAACGTCGGTCCCGGTTCGGTGTAGGTCTTCAACGTGCCGTTGGGGAACTGCACGTTCATCAGGTGCTTCGCGTCGAGCCACGTCACGCAGCCGAACAGGACCACGATGATGGCCAGCAGCGCCGTCAGTCCCACGATTCCCTTGGCGAGAACGCTGCTGTTAATCGCCAGGTTTGGATTGTTTAAGCTGTTCATCTTCGATCTCCTTCTTGATGTTGCGATTGAGGGATTCTTCCTTGGCCATGGACCAGAGCCCGAGCAGTTTTCCTTCTTCCCTCAACATCGGGAACACGGGTGTTCCCCTCATGAGGGGCAGGCACACTTGCGTGACGAACCCCACGACGATGATGACAAATAGCAGGATCTGCACTATTAGTACGATGTTCATGCTGCTCCTTTGCCCATGTTGTCCTGGATGTGGAAAAGCACCAGGCCCACCTGGGCCCGGTGCTCGTGTTGCCTTACGCCGCTTTCTTCGCCGCTTCGTCCTTTGGTATCACGGGAAGGTCGTTCAGGACTGGGAGGTTGACTCCGCGGTCGAGTTCTTCCTTGATTTCCCGTTTGACCTTCGACTCTGCCAGCCAGGCGTTGATGCGCTTGCGCAGTTCCCTGCGCTCGCCTTCCAGCAGGGCCACGTTGCCCAGCGCGTCTGCCTGCCGCCACACGATGTGGCGCTTTTTCTCCTGCGTCGCCCTGCGCATCAGGCCGGCGTCGCACGCCGCCAAGAGGCGCAGTCGGTTGATGGCCGGCAGCTTGTCGTAGATCCCTTCTGCGCCCAACGTGTCCGGATTCTCGAACGTCATCCGCTCGATGCACTCCAGAACCAGCGACCGGTTGGTCGCCAAGAACGCCACGTTGTTCTTGTTCTGCGCCAGGAAGCCCTGCATCAGCTCTTCTTCGCTGATGTTGAGGGCCTTCGCTTCCGCCTTCATTGCCGCCGTGAGGCCGCGGGGCTCCCTGCTGATCTGGAAGTCCAGCGTGTCGGTGATGCGGTCGCCACAGGCGTACGGATCGGGAACGACCTTCTTGCTGAGGACCAACTCGACCTTGGGGGCGACCGCCACCATGTCGTCGCACAGGTAGCCGCGCACGGCCCTGAGCATCCCGCCGAGAACCATCGGGTTCATTCGTGTGCTCGCGCCCTGCTCTTCCATCTGGCGGTCGTCTTCTTCCGCGGCCGCCTGGCCGGAACGCAGTTCGTTGTACGCGTCGATGCCTTCGCCGGTGCCGCCCATCCGGATCTCGTTCCGGATGATGCCCGACGCCAGCGCGATGAGCGCGAAGTTGATGGAACCGACGACCCCGCGGCCTGCGGCCACGGCGACGACGGGTGCTGCCGAGTCGTGCTTGCATGACTTGAACATGTGTTGCTCCTTTTAGTAGTTGAGTTTATCACGACGCGGATGGCGGCCGTCGCCGCCACCGCGTATTCGCTCGACCCGGGAGGAGGGATCGGACCGAGCTCATCAGGTGATTTTGCTGCACTCCCTCAATAGGTGGCAAGCCTGGGCGTCACACCGCTGAAGGCCCCTTCCATTGGGTCCTCAGCCTTACGTGCTCCTGCCGGCATGCCGGGTACTCTATGCTCTTGCAGTGCGCGACAGCCCACTCATGATGTGCTGCGCCACTTCGTCTCCCTCTTCGGCTCGGATCAGCAAGTCGAGAGGATCTCCGTTCGGGTCTGCGGTGTCGTGGTCCCGCCAAAACTTCCAGTGCGGGTCATACGGCACTTCCATCTGCACGCGATTGAACATGGGGTAGGCCATGATCCCTCTCCGTGACGCAAGTTGATGAAACGTCGCCGTTTGAAGCACTGTTGTTTCAAGTATCTCTCATGGTCGCCTCCTCTTCGATGACTGTTGCCAGGTCCCCGCACTGAGGGCACCGGAATTCGTTCGTGGGGCCGTTCATCTTCTCCAGTTGCCTGTCGTACTGTGTCTCCGACAGGTATTGTGGGCCCACGCATTCGCCTTGGCATGCCACGGCGACGTATCCGTTCGTCATTTCTGGTCTCCCAATAGCAGCAGCTTGCGTTTGTTCCTACCGTCGGGCATCTTGATCTCCATCGTGTTATTGGATACGGTAAAGTCATCTTCCCGTGGATTTCCAAATGCTTCATTGTAGATCATGTTTTCGATGGAGGCATACACCCTGTTGTACCAGTAGTCTTCGCCTTGAAGTGTTTGACTCCAGGTGAACAACTCGTTTTGTATTATGTGTTTCAACCTATGCAATTCGATTTTCGTTATGAGTTGTTTGCCATACACGCCGGATATCGATTTCGGTGGGGGCGGATATCCGCCCACGCTGGGCTCTTTACCACCGTCGCGCGCGTGATGGTGATGGGCTGACAAGCACATGGCGAGGCCGTACCAGAAGTCAGAGCCCTGCGGCGTCTCGTCCCATTTGATTTTGTTCACCAACATGTGTGCTTCCGTGGCCAAGCCCGCTTTCGCTCCGTCTCTGTATGGCATCATATCGTTTCCTTATCCGAACACCAGCATCCAGATGGACGCCAGCGCGACCCCCGCGAGCACGGCGATATTGAGGCCAAGTATCCATTTCTCCGTGGTCGTTATCATCACAACTCCTTGGGTGGGTGTAGCACTTCGAACCCACGTATCGCCTGGAATAGGCCGGCCCGCGCTGCATCTGGGTGCACCCCATGCTTCACCTGGCCCTCCACGTAGGATGATATCTGACGCTCCATCCTGGACGCGTCCTCTTCTACGCGGAGGGCCCGTGGTTGATGTTCTGTCCCACCCACTAGCCTGAGTTTTGGGGTCACGGCCACGTCCGCGCTCCCTGTAGGTGACAGAACTTGGTCTGGTCTACGTTCAAGTGTCCGGGCACGTAGATCAGGGGTCTGGGGTTGTCCACGTACACTCTGGTTTCCACGAATCCCTGTACGTGGCACATGTACCAACGACCGTCTTCGTCTTGCTTCATTCCGACCATGCTGTTCTCCTCAATCAATTGTTCCGCCACCGATGGTGATGCTCTTCACCATCTCCCAGTTTGTTGCGTTCATGAGCATCTCGCAGTCGCATGGGCCACCGCGCATGAGCCTGTGCTCCGCGTCTTCCCATTTGACGCCGAGCTTGGAGACCGCGGCCTTAGTCAGCCTCAAGGTCCCGTCGCACGTCGTCCGCTCGCCGTCCGGCTGCTCTTTTCCGGTCCTCAATCGCTTCGAGACGTAGGCGCTTACCTTCGCCGCTTGGAGCTCCGTTATCATCCGTCTTCTCCGGTATGGTTTTGTTTGGCAATCCCTGGAAATGCGTCCTGCCCAGGAGTCCTTGGAACTCCGCGTCTGTGTAACCCAGCCATGAGAGCCAGAGCTCCCGAGTGTGCCGCATGTCCGGGTAGGTGAGGAACCGTCTGGCCGAGGCCCGTGCGCCCATGGCTATGGGGCCTTTGCCCTTGGAGCGAAGGTCTTCGATCGCGGTGCTCAGCACCGCGCTGGCCAGGGCCTTGTATGCTTGTATCTGTTGCTCGGGCATGGTGTCGCTCATAATGGTCTCACATTCCCTTTGTCGTCGTAGATATTGACCTGGTCTTTGATCCAGTCTTTATTCTTCTTCCAGTCTTTGGGAATGGTGCGCACGAAGATGGCCACCTGGCATCCAGAATGGGCGTTCAGTTCTCGACACACGCAATCTGCAAACATGCCAGGCAGTTCCCGTCGCACTTCGTCTGCGATGTAGTAGCTGTAGCTGCCGTCGTTTGACACCAGGAACTTGGAGAATTTGTAGTTCGCTGCACGTTCCATGCGGTCAGCCATATGATTTGCAATCATGGCTTCCACTTCTGGTGGCAGTTCGTTGTATGTGTTGATGTTGTTCATGCTTTCCCCCATATGAATCGTGCCAGGTGGCACACGCCGATGCTGACCACGAACGCGGTGACGCCTGTCATTGTGCCGGTCATGGTGCCCCAGTGTATCCACAGGTTGAGTACCATGAATCCGATGTGCAGGGTGAATTCCCAGGTTCGCCTGGTCAGCACCAGGCGTCTGAGCCAGGGCAAGTAATGCAGGAACAGCAGTTCGCCGATGGCCGTGATCAGTGCGAAGGTGAACACCGCGCTTATCATGGTGCCCTCATTATTTCAAGTATCATCCTGGCATCAGCGTTGATGTCCGTCATGAGTTTATTTGCCTCTGGCGTGTGTGCCTTGATGTTGGGGAAGCATTGGAGGACCATGTAGCTGGACATCTCGGCCAGCGCCCGCATGAGCGGCAGAGCCGTCATGGGGTTGACGCCGGCCTTGCCCAGGGTCTTGGATATGATTATCGACCTGAGGTGGACCTCCACGCAGTGCAGGTATGGTTCGCTGCGCCTGGCCTTGATGGCCTCACGCACCTCATTGAGCTTGGCGCGTCGCTCCAGTATTTGATTCAGAAAGTCGCTCATGATCTACTCCTGTGGTAAAGCAGGTTAAACGGTGGGTCTCATCTCTAGGCCTTCGTCCTTGGCCCAGGCTTCGGCTTCCACCAGGGCTTCATCCCTGGTCGCGTAGCGGCCGAATCCCGTGTTCCAGGGTTCCCAGAACTCTTCGCCTGGGATGTCCTCTTTGTTCAGCCACATCTGGACCGCGGCCCAGCCGCTGCCCAGAAGTTGAACCGTCATCACCGAGTTCGACGAATTGGCCTGTGCCATGGCAATATCCTATGAGAGAAAACGAAACATCGAAAAAGGAAGGCAGCGCGCACAGTGCCGACAGGCACAAGCGCGAGTCTGCCTTCCACCAGGCTGGAATTACAACAGTCGTCCGCGGAGTATCTCCGCGATCTCCTGCTGGTCGTTGTAGTTCTCCAGGTTTTCGACCATCTTGGCCGCGGTGTTGCGGCCGTGCTGGTCTTCCAGGTGTTTGACGTGGGCAGGCGTGACCACGGTGTCGTCGAGCGGTGTGGTCGGTATCTCGAACCTGAGTTCCTGGTTCTCTTCGTCCAGAACGGGCAGCAGCCCTTTCAAGTCGATCTTGATGATGCGACGGCACAGTGTGCCGTTGGTCGTCATGGGTCTTTTCAACATGATGTTCTCCAGGTTGCGGGAGGCGGGGCGAATGCCCCGCCGTTCCCGGTGCTACTCGTCGTTTTCCGTGAACTTCTTCTTGAGGTCCGTGATGGCGTTGGCCAGTTTCCTGGCTGCATCCAGCAGGGTGGGCAGGGCTTTCTCGACCCGGGCCATGAAGTCCGGAGCATTGTCCATCAACCCTTCGTAGAAGGCCGCCACGAACTTGGCGCAAGCTTTGCCGTCCGTGGTGGCTTCGATGGTGAGGTCGATTGTATTGGGGCCGAGTTTGCCCCGAATGGTGATTTTCTCCATGCTGTTCTCCAGGTTGTGCTGCGATTTACATCGGCATCGGGTTCTGCGATTTCCCGTCTGCGTCTTTGAGGACGCGGAAACGGATGCAGGCACCGATGTCGGCGCGGGGCGCTTGCTTCCAGCTGCGCAGCCGTCCGATGGCGGTGTCCACCACATGGGCGGGTTTGTTGCCGAAGGCAGGCATGACGAACGCGGAGATGTGCTTCCACTTGTCTCCGGGGTTGGAACCCGGATCCATGATCTTGAACTCGTAGCGGTCTCCGCCCGCTTCGACGTGGGCCTTGACCAGGTCTTCGTGGGCCTTGACCAGGGCTTTGTGGATCTTGGCGGTCTTCTTGTCCGCTGCCGGGTCCAGGGGACCAGGTCCCGCGGCTGGGCCGCGGATCGCGGTGGCTTGGAGCACGACGCGGTGACCCGCTTTGAGCTCGACGACCTTGCCGTCAGACGCCACGATCTTGACGTCGGTGGGCAGCTTGAGGCCGCCTTGCCATAGGCCTACCCCTTGCGGGGTCATGGTGTTGAAGAATACCCAGCCTAAGCCGGGCGCGCCTTTGTTCTGCGTGGTTGAGTCCATGGTTCAAAGTTCCTTTGAAAGTGAGGTGATTGACGATTTCACGATGTGGGAAGCCCCGGGGTCCAAGGACCCCGAGGTGCCCCGTTCCAGAGTTACGAGAACAGACCGGCGAAGAACCCGGTGACCGAGTCCTTGGCCACGACCGCGCCTGCGACCACGGCCGCCACGGCCACGGCAGTGCCTGCCTTGACGTCCTTGCCGAGTTGCTCGGCATTGCGTTCCGCGGTGCTGCGTGCGACGCGCTTCGCTGCTTGCTTTGGGGTGCGCTTTTTCATCGATATCTCCTAAGTGGTTGAAGTGAGAGCCAAAGGCTCAACACCGGAGGGCAGGGCGCACAGCGCCGGGTTCATCGGCGCAAGCGCCAGGGGTTATGCACGCGAAGGCGTGCATGCAGTATCTCGATGCTCGCGGGCTGCGTGTTCTGGGAACACGCTGAGCCGCGAGCATCGAGCTGTCCACCGGGAAAAAGAATTCTTTTTCCCGGGGGACTCAGACCGAACGAACCGGGTACCCGGTTCTTCGGTCTGTGGGGGAGGGGACCCAGCACCTTGTCATAGACCACCTTTTTTCACGATGTGAAATCCTAGGAGCTGCAGGCACCGGGCTGCGCGCAAATGTAAAACTTGAAAAAATATATAAAATCCTGTATACTCTTAGACCTATGACTCGCAAAATGAGCGGCCGGCAAGAGAAATACGTCGAGGCGCGGGCCCGCGGGCTGCCGCGGGAGGAGTCGGCCATATTGGCGGGCTACCCGGCGGGGCAAGGAGCCGGAAAGCAAGTGGAAACAAAGCCCACCGTGGCCCAGGAACTGGCCAAAATACGGGCCGCCATGGCCATCGGCTCCGGCGTGACCAAGGAGGACATCGTCCAGATGCTCCTCGACGCTGCCGCCATCTCAAAACTGAACATGGACGCCATCGGCATGATCGGGGCGGCCCGCGAACTCGGCCGGATGCTCGGTTTTTACGCCCCGGAGGTCAAAAAGACCTTGATTGGGCTTGACAAAGACATGATGCGCAAGGCCATAAACGACATGACCGACGAAGAACTGCTGAAAATTGCCAACGCGAGGACGATCGATGGACAACATAGTCGAGTTGCTGATCCCACCCCGAATTTGCAGCAACTGCAAGACGGAAAAGCCAGCGAACCAGTTCTACCGCCTCCACACGGAGTGCAGGGGATGCGTGAGGACAGCCTCGGCGGCGGACAACACGTTGACTCTGGACCAGAAGGCGGAGTCGCGGAAGCAGGAGAGGCTGCTGAGGCAGGAACTGAAGAAGATAGCCCTGGCGAGGTTCGAAAAGAAGAGGACCGAGCGTAAGAAGAAGGCCCGACACCAGGTCGAGAAGCCAACCGACGTCAGCGACGTCCCGCCGGTAGACCCGGCGTTCAAGGAGTTGGCGCGCCGCGAGCTGGCCAGGCGCAAACTCATCGAGTTCGTGAAGCAGTTCCACCCCCGGTACAAGGCCGGGTGGGTGCACCACGACATCTGCCGCCGGCTGGAGAAGTTCATGCGGGACGTGGAGGCCGGCCTGTCTCCGCGCCTCATGATCCTGATGCCCCCGCGGCATGGCAAGAGCCAGCTCGCGTCGAAGCTGTACCCGGCGTACCACCTGGGGCACTTCCCACACCACGAGTTCATTGCCTGCTCGTACAACATATCGCTGGCGCTGGAGTTCTCGCGGGAGGTGCGCGAGGTGGTCCGGTCGGACTACTACTCGAAGCTGTTCCCGAACACCCGGATCAACCCCGAGTTCCAGTCGGCGGAGACGTGGAAGCTCGCCAGTCCCACCGGCGTCGGCTCCGGCGGGTACGTCGCGGCCGGCATCGGGGTGGGCATCACCGGGAAGGGCGCCCACGTCCTCGTGATCGACGATCCCGTCAAGAACGCGGAGGAGGCGGAGAGCGCCGAGCTGCGCCAGAAGCACTGGGACTGGTACATCTCGTCCGCCTACAGCCGGCTCGCGCCGGGCGGCGGCGTGCTGGTGATCCAGACATGGTGGCACGACGACGACCTGGCCGGCCGCCTGCAGAAGCTCATGCTGGAGGACCCGGAGGGGGCGGATAAGTTCGAGGTCATCAAGTACCCGGCGATCGCGGAGGAGGACGAGGAGTTCAGGCAGAAGGGCGAGGCGCTGCATCCCGAGCGCTACGACCTCAAGTCCCTGGAGCGGATCCGCCGGCTGCACCAGGGCGGCCGGTACTGGTCGGCCCTGTACCAGCAGTCCCCGGTCAGCGACGACGGCGCCTACTTCACGGACAAGATGTTCACGTATCGGGACAACACGCCCCGGATAGAGGACATGCACATCTACCAGGCCTGGGACACCGCCATATCGGAGGAGTCCCAGCGCCAGAACAACTGGACCGTCGGCGTGACGATGGGCCTGGACCACAACGACATGGTGCACGTGCTCAAACGGGTGAGGATCAAGACCAATGACTCGGCCGAGATCGAGGACGCCATCATCGACATGTACCGGGAGTACCCCCGCGTCCACGGCATCGGGTTTGAGGATGGCCAGATCTTCAAGACGATGCGCTCGTCCTTGAAAAGGCGAATGAAAGAGCGTAAAGTGTACATCCCGCTGGACGAGAAGGCGAACGTGCTCAAGCCGGTCAAGGAGAAGACCGTCCGCGCGCGGCCGCTACAGGCCCGGATGCAGAATGGCAAGGTCACCTGGCCCCGGGGACAGGAGTGGGTGGACGAGATGCGGAAGGAGTTCGTCAGGTTCCCGGTCGGGACCCAGGACGACCAGGTCGACGCCTCGGCATGGTGCATCCAGCTGCTTTTGGGCAAGTCGCCGCCGAACGCGCCCAAGCCGCCGCGGTCTAAAACCGAGAAGACGGTCGCCCAGAAATTACGCGCATTTGGTCACATTAGTGACGCTGGTGGGCACATGCTGGCTTGATTTATGTAACGAGAATGGCCCTTTTCGTGTAAAAACTACACAAATTACACTTTCAACTACACTTATCCCATTGATTACGAAGGGAATTACAGATTAGGTTACACTTTAAGAATCGTCTGTAACCTGTTGATTGTTCGCCCCTAAGAGAACCTAAAGAAAGAAAAAACTACACTTTATCTATATATTTACTTTAAAAATAAAAATTTATTTTTGGACCCAGTGGTTTTATAGTGGAAGTAGAAAAAAGTGTAGTTTCTGTAGTTTTTTGCCATTTTTGCCTGTTTCGCCCGTTGAATCATGTGCTTGGGCCACTACACATTGTGTAGTGGAAGTGTAGTCAAAGTGTAGTTTCCGGAGAAATCATGAAATTCAGGCTCCCAAACGGACAAATCATCACCCGGCACACGACTGCGCCGGTCTGCGGCACCGGGATCAAGGCTGTCGAGTTCACGGCCCGGGACTTCCGGACCTTCATGCAGCTGCCGGATGGCAAGCTCAGGGACTACCTCAACCACATCCATTGCAGGTTCGTCCCATGATCCCTTGGTACAACCCGCTGCGTTTCCTGATCCTGGTGGCCGCGTGCCTGGTCGCCGGCATCATGCTCCTGCTCATGGCCGTCGGCGCCCTGGCGCGCCGGCTCGCGCCGCCCAGCGCCGAGTCGCCCAGGTCTGGGTACCAGGGTCCCGAGCGCCGGGGTACCGCGCGCTGGCAGGACGACGGAGGGATCGATGGCTGATGAGCTGAGGGCGCTGGAGAGGGTCGAGTCCGGGGGTGAGAAACACCTCAAGTTCGCCCGCGGGCGGCTCGCTGCGCTCGCCGCGGCCAGGAAAGATCTCCGACTCCCCAGCCTGCAGAAGCACTTCAAGATTGGGTCATCGCTTGTCCGCATGAAGTCCACTGACTGGGGTGACTTAATCTATATCACCGCGGGAGGTGGTCCGTGGAACTTCTACTTCCTCACGACAAAGGCCACCATACCGGGGACGGACGCACAGGTGGCTGCCCTCGCTGCGGCCTTTGGCCTAACCATCCCTCAGCTCCTGGCGGCGCTGGGGTTGTCCACCGTGGAGCAACTGAAAGAGCTGCTCGGCACTGGCGTGGTCAGGCGGCTGCACGTGGGGGACATAGGTGGCGCCACGTCCGTCGCTACAGCGTCCACTGTGCTGGATGCAGGAGCCGGGTCACTGACCGTATCTTCTTCCAGGTCCGTGGACGCTCCGCACCTCATAGTCAGGCAGGACAACACATGGAGGGTGGTAGATCCAGACAGGAAGACGATATATGTCAGCGATGGGTTGTTCGATGGCTTGACCATTCATAGTTTCGTGGCTGGTAACAGCTGGGCCCTATCACTGAACGAGGGATCTGGTTTCAGGCTGCTCACGAAAGACACCAGCATCGCCATCCCGGCCAGGTCGTCCACCAATAACGTCCTCCGTCCAACGGAGGACGCTGCATACTTTGTGCGGTCTCGGACGACGTCCGTGGTCGATGGTCTGCCTGGCATACAGATATATAAGGCGGGGGTGATCGCTCCTCAGGAAGTGCGTACGGACTGGGATGTTGCATGGCCGCCGGGGGTAAACTTCGACACGTCTGTCCCCAAGTCTTCCACCAGGAGGGACTGCCTGGTTTTGTGGTGGGGGGAGGCCACAGGCACCATCCTCTCTGGAGGTGGGGCAAGCTTAGAGGCCAATAGGTTGGCGGCCCCGACCCATGTGTACTCGTATGTCTTGAACAGGGAAGTCGGGTTTGTCTCACAGGGGTATTCGCTGTTGGACACTCCGGACAATGACTCCACGAACAGGGAGACGGCGAATGCCACGGACTTATTTGTCATGGGCCTTCGCGGCTCCAGGGGTACTACCAGCGGTTCCCTGGTAGATGATCCACTGTCAAACCACACCTTCTGTACCGTTCGCGCCGCGGCCCAGTTCTCAGAGGCAGGAGAGTTGACGGACTACGTCGTCTCCTCTCTAGACACGGTCATAGTCGGTCCGTCTGTTGCGGACGAGTTCACCAACTTCAGGGCAGCCGGCCCACTGCCGCTTAAGAACGGGGCGTGGCTGCCGTTCGTCCTGCGGGATTCTTACCATGATCCGTTGGAGTTCGAGTATTGGTCACTGAGGAGCGACGGCACTACATTCTCTTTCAGGTCCCCGATAGTGGCCAACACGTTCGACAGTTTTACTCGCGAGTTCCGGGCCTCCGTCGGCGACGACATGTGGACAATACTCTTGAATGGTCAGACCGGCATCAGCAGCACGCTGCAGTTCTGGAGGCAGGGCTTCAAGGTGTTTGAGAGCGCGGCCTTCGTCCCGAATAACACACTTAGAGTGGCGGGAGCTACGGCGAGCACGGTGTACATGCACTGCCCGATCGCAGGATCCAGTCGCTTGATAGGTAGCGATGGGACAGATTTCAGGGTGCACGACTACCTGCCGGCCACGGCCGGCTTGGTGCAGTCCTTCCAGGCAACACAGGACACAATATATGGCTTCGGGTCTCATTCTACCGGGAAGATCTATCATATAACTGATCTGAAAGCAGCAGCGGAAGGTCCTCCGGTTCCTGGCGTGAAGACGTATCCCTATGATGGTGCGTTGGTGCTGACCGTCCCGTCTGTGGCTATCCCGGATCCGTCGTACATCTTGCGTGGTCAGGAGCTCGAAGCATGGCCTGCACCTTGACCCCCAGCCACTTGTGCTGTATACTGTTTGACCCTACCTTCGAGGCGATTTCATGCCCACCGACACAAAAGTAGCGCAGGACCAGTGGGAGAGGTACGCGTACTGCCGCGACGAGGGCGGGCACCTGGAGTACGTCCGGAAGTCGCGTATGTGCGAGGACTTCTTCGCCGGGCTCCAGTGGGACCCGGCCATCGCCGCCGAGCTCAAGGAGCAGCGCCGGCCCGCGCTCACGATCAACAAGATCCTAGGGACGATGTCCTCGATCTTCGGGGAGCAGATCGACCTGCGCCAGGAGATTGCCTACAAGGCCGCCTTCGGCGCGCCGGCCGGCGGCTCCGACATCCTGACGAAGACTTTCCGGCACATCTCCGGGAAGAACCAACTCGACTGGCTCCGCAGCGAGATGTTCGCCGACGGGTGCATCACGTCCCGCGGCTACGTCGACGCCCGCATGAACTTCGACCGCTCCCTGACCGGGGACGTGGTCATCTCCAGCCGGAACCCCCGCAACACGATCCCCGACCCGGACGCGCACGAGTACGATCCGGACAAGTGGGGCGACGTCATCCACACGTCCTGGATGTCGGCGGACGACATCGCCGTTCTATACAGCGAGGCCAAGGCCAAGGAGCTCCGCAACAGGGGCGCGTCGGCCTGGGCCTTCGGCTTCGACTCCCTGGACAACTTCCGCGACAGGTTCGCGGGAGACAGCCAGCTCGGCTCGGTGAACGTCGCGCACGGCGACGACCCCACCTCCCGCATGATCCGGGTCATCGACCGGCAGCACCGCGTGCTGTCCAGGATCAAGTACTTCGTGAACACGAGGTCCGGCGACCGGAAGGAGATACCCGGCTCGTGGGACCAGAACAAGATCAACCTGTTCCTGGCGCAGAACCAGGTCCTTGCCGTGGACGAGGTCCCGGGACGCAAGATACAGTGGACCGTGACCGCGGACGACGTGGTCCTGCACGACAAGGCGTCGCCGTACAAGCACTTCACCATCGTGCCGTTCTTCCCGCACTTCCGGTACGGGCGGACCATCGGCCTGGTCGAGAACCTGATCGACCTGCAGGAGCTGCTCAACAAGACCACGTCCCAGGAGCTGCACGTCGTGAACACGATGGCGAACTCGGGGTGGAAGGTCAAGACCGGCTCGCTCAAGAACCTCACCATGGACGAGCTGGAGATGACCGGCGCCCGCACGGGGATCGTGCTGGAGCTGGACGACACCAAGGACGCGGAGAAGATCCAGCCGAACCAGATACCGCAGGGCCTTGACCGCCTGTCGATGAAGGCGGAGAACTACATCAAGTCCGTGTCCGGCCGGGGCGACGCCCAGATGGGGATGACCCGGGCCGACGTGTCCGCGGACCAGATCGAGGCGAACAACGCGTTCGGCGACGTGTCCCTGCTCAAGTGCATGGACAACCTGCGCCGGACCGACTGGATACTGGCGCGGAACGTGCGCGACCTGGTCCAGGAGTTCTACACCGACCCGCGCATCCTCCGGATCACGAACAACCAGCTGACCGGGGAGCAGCAGGAGATCAAGATCAACTGGCCGGACCCGACCACGGGGGAGATCCAAGACGACCTGTCAATGGGGGACTACGACATCGAGGTCATCAGCCAGCCCGCGAAGCAGACCCTGGAGGACAGTCAGTTCGAGCAGGCGGCGTACCTCAAGGAGAAGCTCGGGGTGCCGATCCCCGACGAGTTCCTGATCGAGAACAGCCGGCTGATCAACAAGACGGCCCTGGTCCAAGGGATCAAGGCGGCGCGCGAGGGCCCGGAGGCCCAGGCCCAGCAGAAGATCCAGATGCTCGGCGGGCAGCTGGAGCTGGCGAACCTCAAGGCAGACATCTCGAAGACTGAGGCGGACGCCGTGCTCAAGCGGTCGAAGGCGGCGTCGGAGCTGCAGAGCATGCAGGGGCAGCCCGGGGAGGCCGAGGCCGCCCAGCAGGAGATGCTCCTGGAGCAGCAGAAGCACGAGCAGAAGATGACCCAGGACAAGGAGAAGCACGACCAGGAGATGGCGCTGGCCGTGGAGAAGGCGCGGCTGGATGCGCAGATCAAGGCGCAGCAGGCGAAGGAAGACGCCCGGCTCAAGCGGGCGCAGGCGATCCTCACGATGAAGCAGGCGGCGGAGAAGCCGGCCGCCGGTGGGCAGGAGAAGAAGGCCGCGTAGCCCTGGCTTTTCGCCAGGCGGCGTGATATAATGTTCGCACGACTCAACAACCATTGGAGGCAGCGCAGATGACCGAAAAAGCAACGGATCGCGGGGACAACTTGGACTCGACGGCGACGGGTGACGACAACACCGATCTGGAAGCAGGAAAGAAGGAAGAACTGGAAGCTGCAGGGAAGGCGGAAGCAGAGGCCAAGGTCAAGGCCGAAGCGGAGGCGAAGGCGGGCGCGGAGGCCGAGGCGAAGGCCAAGGCCGACAAAGAAAAAGGCATCATGATCCCGAAGGCTCGCTTCGACGAGGGGATCAAGAAGGCCAGGACCGAGGCAGAGGCCGCGCTCAAGCGCCTGGCCGAGGCCGAAGCCAAGCTCAAGGAGTCGGAGGGGAAGGTCAACGCCGAGCAGGTCGAGTCGGACATCGACAAGCTCGAAGAGGACCTGGAGAAGGCCCGGGCAGACGGCAACGCCGAGAAGGCGGCCGCGCTCCGGAAGCAGATCAGGGGCAAAGTCCAGCTGCTCGCCGACGCCAGGGCGGACGCCAAGGCCAACATGGCGGTGGCGATCGCGGTGGAGAAGGTGAAGTACGAGTCCGTCGTCTCCAAGATGGAGGAGGTCCATCCGGAGCTCAACCCGGACGACACGGACAACTACGACCAGGAGAAGGTCGACGAGGTCCTGGAGCTGAAAGAGGCGTTCGAGGCGGCCGGTCACGCGTCCTCGGCGGCCCTGGACAAGGCCCTCAAGCACGTGTACAAGGGCGGCAAGGGCCCGGAGAAGGACACGAAGGCCGCGGCGGAAGCCGAGGCGAAGGCCAAGGCGGAGGCCGAGAAGCGCACGGCCGAGGCGGCCAAGCGCGGACTCGATACCAAGAACGCCCAGCCAGCCGATGCGAAGGCGGGGGCGGACAGCGACAAGGGCGGGAAGACCGGCTCGACGAAGGACACGGCAAGGATGTCCGACTCAGAGTTCAACAAGCTGACCGAGGACGAGAAGCGGAAGCTGCGGGGAGACGACCTGTGATGGACGTCATCAAGATCGCAGCCGTCTGCCACGAGACGAACAGGGCCTACTGCCGGGCCATCGGCGACAACTCCCAGCCGTCATGGGAGGAGGCGCCGACCTGGCAGAAGACCAGCGCGGTGAACGGGGTGGCCTTCCATATGGCCAACCCCGGCTCGGGACCGTCCCACAGCCACGATGAGTGGTTGAAGGAGAAGGAGAACACGGGTTGGCGGTACGGTCCCGTCAAGGATCCCGCGAAGAAGGAGCACCCGTGCATGGTGGGGTATGAGATGCTCCCCGCCGAGCAGAAGGCCAAGGACAGGTTGTTCGTGGCCGTAGTGAGAGCACTGACCACATGAGGAGGCCACCATGGCCAACACGAAGAAGCCGCAGGGTCTGCGCGGCAAGCCGGTGATGCCGGCCAAGAAGTACAGGCCAGCGAAGGGGAGGGCATACTGATGGCAAACACGAACGGACACGCGAACCGCACCGAGACGATCGGCGACACAGCCGAGAACGTGATCTCGGCCAAGCCGTGCATCTTGTACGGCATCTACCCCCGTCTGACCACGACCGGGACCATCACGACCAGGAACACGGCCACCGCGGCCGGGGGCGCGGTCGAGCACATCTGCGCCATCGGCCTCACACAGCAGGGCAAGACGTTCGGTCCGAAGGGCGTGATCTACAGGACCGGCCTCACGATCCAGTTGTCGGTCGCGTCGGACCTGTGCACCATCGCTTGGGAACCGTTGTGAAAAAGCTGTTGATAATCATGGCCTTGGCAGCCGCGGCGCTGAGTACAGCGCTCTTTGGCGCCTCGGATACACAGTCCATCATCAACGGCGTGACTGTCACTCGGCGCTCGGCTCCGTGCACTCTCGAATCTGTTCCAGCTCAGCTCAGGCCTCTTTTTTCCAGCGGCCGGCTGGAGCTCAGCGGCTCGGGAGCCGTGGAGATGTGTTGGTCTCTGCGTACCGACCCCGGCAATGTGTGCATCGTGGACGAGAACGGGTGGCACATTGACGTGCCGCTGAAAAGCTTCGGTACTGGTACTTGACATCCAGCACGAGTTGCTGTAGAATTATCACCTTCGTTACTCGGCCGCGACAGCGCCGGGGGACTCCGGGACCTGATACCCGGTACGTCGCGGGCTTTGGCGATACAAAGCGAGAGCTGTACTTTGTACAACCAATGGAGAGCATACCATGCCCAATACCACAAATTTCACCAGGCTGACCACCGAGCAGAAAACAGTCTGGTCCCGCGACCTCTGGAAGCAAGCACGGAACCAGATGTTCGTGAACAAGTTCCTGGGCGAAGGCCCGAACGCGATGATCCAGCACATCAGCTCGCTCACGAAGAGCGAACGCGGTGCGCGTGCGGTCATGACCCTCGTGCCCGATCTCGAAGGGGACGGCGTGGCGGGTGACCGCGCGCTGGAAGGCAACGAAGAGGCCATCAAGGCATTCGACAAGGTGATCCGCGTCGACCAGCTGCGCAACGCGAACATCACCGAAGGCCGCATGGCCGAGCAGAAGTCAATCGTCCGGTTCCGCGAGACGTCGAAGGACGTCCTGGCGTACTGGATGGCAGACCGCTGCGACCAGGTGGCGTTCCTGACGCTGTCGGGGGTGGCCTACTCCCAGAAGAACACCGGCGCCGCGCGCACGGGTTCCGACCTGATCAACCTGGAATTCGCGGCCGACGTGGCTGCGCCCTCCAGCGCCCGCGTGTTCCGTTGGGACGGCACCAACAAGACTCTCGTGATCAACGGCGCGACCAGCGCTGTGACCGCGGCGGACCTCCCGACGTACAACATGTTCGTCCAACTGAAAGCGCAGGCCAAGGAGATGTACGTCCGCGGCATCCGCGAGAAGGGCGAAGAGACCTACCACGCGTTCCTGACGCCGACCGCGATGGCGAAGCTCAAGCTGGACCCGGACTACATCAAGAACGTCCGGCAGGCGATGCCGCGCAGCGAAAGCAATCCGCTGTTCAGCGGCGACACGGTGAAGCTCGACGGGATTTATTTCCACGAGTTCCGCCACGTCTACAACACCAGCGGCACGGCCACCAAGTGGGGCGCCGGCAACCTGATCGACGGGTGCCAGATCCTCTTCTGCGGCGCACAGGCGCTGGGCATGGCCGACATCGGTATGCCGTCGTGGGACGAGATCGAGAAGGACTACGGTAACCAGAACGGCATCTCGGTGTCGAAGATCTTCGGGTTCCTGAAGCCCTCCTTCAACACCCAGTACGGGCCGTCGCCGTCGACCGTGCAGGACTTCGGCGTGATCAGCGTCTACGTCGCGCAGTAACGCGGCCATACAGGAAAAGGAGATATAACCATGGCTCTTCTCAAGAAAATCCCCAATGCACAATACCCGCTGTCGGTTGTGTTCACTGCGAGCACAACTGACACGATGGTGAACGTGGCCGGTGCAACGGTCACGTTCGGCGATGCCGCTCCCGGCGCCTTCGACATCTTCTATCCGCCTCCCGGTTCAATCGTGATCGGCGGGGTGGTGAAGGTGGAGACGGCCGCGGTCGGCAGCACGAGCACCGTGGATGTGGGCGACTCGGATCAAACCGACCGCTACACCGAGACCGCGGCCATCGACCTGACGGACGTGGACGCTCCGGCGACCGGGTTCGACCAGCTCGGTGTCCACAAGGTCTACAACGGCTCGCAGGCGGTCCGAATCACAATGGCGAACGGCGGGGCACTCTCCGCTGGCAAGTTCCACGTCATCGTGAACCTGATCGTCCCGGGTCGAGGCAACGAGAACCTCAAGACCGTGTAAGGCTGACAGGCCCTGGCTATGCCGGGGCCTGTAGGACGTGCACGCCAACCAACAGGAGACACCGCTCGTGGACTACATTTCCAACCGAGACGTCGTTGTTCGCAGCAAAAAGACGGGACACGCAATCGAGTTCAAGAAGGGCGTCCCGACCGCAGTACCGAAGTCGATGGTGGAAGAAGTTCTCGAGAAAGGCATCCTGCCCGCCTCCAACGAAGCCGTTGAGCCGGGTAAGACGGAGCTGGTCGCGGAGAAGCCGAAGATCGTGCTGCCCCCGGACGACGGGGACGTGAGGGAGGAGCAAGTCCTCGCGGTCATCAAGGCGATCGTGAAGCGCAACGACCCGAAGGACTTCACCGGCGGCGGGGCACCCTCCGCAGGCGCGGTTACCGCGGTCCTGGGATGGCGCGCAGACAGAAAAGACGTGCAGAAGGTTTGGGAGAAGCACAAGGCCGAACTCGTCGGCCGTGGCAACCCGGCCTGAGGAGTAGGCCGTGGAACTGCAGGAACTCATAACCCTGTTCCGTAAACAGGTGTCCGACCAGGCCAAGCCGTACCTCTGGGACGACACTGAGACCCTGCAGTACGCCATCGACTCCCAGGACATGTATGTCAGGAAGATCGGCGGCATACGGGACGGCTCCACGAGGGCCCTCACCGACGTGCAGCTGTCGCCCAACGCGGCGTTCTCGGGGCACAGCAGGTATGTGCTCCGGATACGGTCGGCGCGGCTGCTGACCGCCGGCAGGGACCTCAAGATCATAAACGAGGGCGACGTCGGGCTGCAGCGGTTCACCGACTACAACCTCGACCAGGGGTTGTCGGCGCTGGACGACGAGGACACGGGCGACGTGGTCGCCATGATCCTCGGCATCACCGAGAACAAGATCAGATGGTTGAAGGTGCCGTTGGTGGCGGACACGTGCAGGATGCACATCCACCGCCTCCCGTTCCCGAGGATCAAGGACACGAACGGCTGCCTGGAGATCGACGAGCAACATCACATCCACCTGCTGATGTGGATGAAGCACCTGGCATACTCCAAACAGGACGCGGAGACGTATGACAAGGGGCTGGCAGAGAGCAACAAGACGGCGTTCGAAAAGTACTGCGCGGACGCCGAGGTAGAGGCTGAGAAGAAGCGGTTCAGGCCTCGAAGCATGCAGTACGGCGGCATCTAAGCGAACATAGAGGACATCACCATGGCAAATTACACCAAGAATAAACCCGGCGCCCCCGACAGCGGGCGCTACGCGTACGGCGACACCGTGCTCGACTCCAACAACGTGACCTGGCTGTGCGTGCAGTCCGGCATCCCCGGCATGTTCGTTCCGAACACCTTCTCGACCGGCGCGGGGGCAGTGATCCCGACCGCGTCGCAGACGGGCATGACGGTCAAGGACATCGGGGTGGGCGGGTACCACACGACCACGCTGACCCTGACGGACTGGCCGCTGGTGGTCACCGACGCGCTGGCGTACGCCGGCAAGCAGCTCCTGGACTTCCCCGAGGGTCGCGTCTACGTGATCGGCGCCATCGCCGTCGCGCAGTTCGGCGTGACCACGGTCCGTGCCTCGACGATCAACAACAGCTCGACGATCGACTGGTCGATCGGCACAGCGACTGCCTCGAACGTGGTTCTCTCTGCCACCATGATCGACCTGGGCGTGCTGGTTGACGAACAGGCCATCGGCGACGACTCCGCATACGGCGCGGCCGGCAACAGCGTGCTGGCGGCGGCTGCATTTTTCGACGGCACGTCCACGGCAAAGGACGCGTTCTTCAACGTCGCGTTCTCGGACAACACCGACATTGACGCGGACGGCACCCTCAAGATCACCGGGACCATCCAGATCACCTGGCTGCACCTCGGCGACAAGTAAGCCTGGTCGAGACGTAACCGCGGGCGCCTGGACCTTGTCCACGGCGCCCGTTTGCTGTATAATAGGTGCCCCATGACATGTAACACTCAAGACATAACGATCAACAAGGGAGCAACCTTCACCCAGGTGGTGCGGTGGGAGACACCACCTTTGGTGTCGAAGGCCGTCACCGGCGTCACGAATGCAGCACCCGCCGTGGTGACGGCGGTGGGACACGGACTCACCACGGGATGGCTGGCCGCTGTGGTGTCGGCGGGTGGGATCTCAGACATCAATGCGGAGACGTTTCCTCCGAACAGTTCGGATTTCAGCCCGGTAACCGTGTTGACGGTGGACACGGTGTCCTTGGACGACATCAACTCGGCGGAGTACTCTGCGTACACGAGCGGCGGGTTCTTGGTGTACTACACGCCAGTGTCCTTGTCAGGATACACGGCGCGCATGCACATCAGGGAGACGGTGGGCTCGTCCACCACGGAGCTGGAGCTGACTTCGCCGTCGGCCGGCATCGTGATAGACGACGCGGCGAAGACCATCACGCTGACGATCTCCGCCGTTGACACCGCCGCGCTCGACATGACCAGCGGCGTGTACGACCTAGAGCTGGTGTCGGGTTCGGGAGTTGTAACCAGATTGCTGGAAGGCACCGTGACCATCACGGAAGAAGTCACAAGATAAGGAGCTCACCATGAGCGCATCGAACGTATTTGAAAACGGCCTGCTGTCCCTGATCTTCGAGAACGCGAACTACGCGAACGTCGGAGACGCGACCGGGCTCCGAGGGTCGAGCACCGCAGGCGTGTTCTACGTGTCCCTGCACACGGCGTCGCCGGGCGAGGGCGGGAGCCAGAGCACCAGCGAGACGGCCTACACCAACTACCTCCGCTCCGGTGGCAGCGTGGCCCGCTCCACGGCGGGCTGGTCGGTCGCCGCAGGCGTGGCGGACAACGACGGCGCCATCACCTACGCGACGTGCGGCGCCTCCGGCGCCACGCTGACGGACTTTGGCATCGGCTCGGACAGCACCGGCGCGGGGAACTTGTTCCTCTACGGCGCCCTGACGGCGTCGCTGATCGTGAACTCCGGCATCACGCCGAGCTTCGCGGCCGGCGCCCTGGACGTGACGCTGGACTAACATGGACCTGCTCAAGAAGGAGCGCATCGCGGTATCGATCGAGGGTGAGCTGGTCGTCATCCAGCTGGGCAACGTCACATTGAAGGTGCCATACGAGACGGCCCTCCAGCTGTCGCAGTGGATTCGCTTCCGGGCCAAGGAGGCCAAGAAGCGGGCGGGCGACGTGTCGAGGCACTGGAGCGTCATCGGTAACCTGACCGACGCGAACGAGACAAGGGGATAAATATGGCAGCAGTCGGATATTCAGTAACGACCGAAGGCGCGGTAGCGGTGGCAGCGGCCACCGTCGAGTCCGTCCTCGGCGTCAAGGCGCACGCGAACTCGGGCCTGCAGCTGAAGGGCTTCGTCATCGCGTTCGACGGCGTGACGGCCTCGGCCGTCCCGGTCCTCGTGGAAGTCTGCTACGCGACGTTCGCCACGAACTCGCCCGGCACGAACTCGACCTCCGTCACCGCGCGGCAGACCTATGGCCGCGTCCTGACGGCTGGCTTCACCGGCGCGAAGAACTGGACGGCGGAGCCGACCACGCTCACCGCGATCAAAGAGTTTCTCTTGGCACCCGACAAGGGTGTCATCGCCTACCAATTTCCGCTCGGCCAGGAGCCGGACTCCGCGCTCGCGGAGGGTTTCACGCTCCGTGTCACCGCTCCCGCCGTCGTGAACCTCCGCGCAACCATGGACGTCGAGCGCATCTAAGGATGCGCCATGGCTGACGTAACAATAGACGCGGCGGTAGGCGCCACCGACTCTCGCGGAATACGGAGAGTTGTATTCTCCACGTCCGAGATAGGGTACTGGTTCTACATCGACGGCGACGGCACGTTCGGATACTCCAAGACCACGGACGGTGGTGCCACGTGGGGCGCGCAAGTCGAGATCGCCTCGGCCACCACCCACCAAGCATACGACGTGTGGTTCGACCAGTGGACGCCCGGCGGCACCGGTACGCTTATCCATACGTGGTATTTCGACACCACCAACGACGACGTCTTCTGGCGCACGCTGGACACGAACGGCGACACCCTCGGCACGCAGCGGGTGGCGTTCGCCGCTTCCACCTCCGTCTCTGGTCGGGGCGTGTTCGTATCCGGCACCAAGACCCGCAGCGGCTATCTCTACTGTGCTTTCGACGTGGACGCCGGCGCGGAGCGCG